TACTGTCTCTGTTGTTTGTTTTACAAAAGTTGTATCAGGTGTTTTGTTAATTTCTGTAGGATTATTATTTATACCGCCTCTTTTTGTCTGCTCTTCAACAATAGTTTTGTATTCTAAATCTCTTGCTAAACGCTCTTCATTATTACTAGCTTTCATGTATGCGTTGTATTTTTCTTCTAGTTTTTTTAGTTCAGCGTCATATACTTTATTGGCCTCGGCACTAAATTCTAATAAATTTCTTTCTTCATCTATTGTTGATCCAAATTTATTGGCAATGTTATCTATAAATTCATCTGAAGTTATTTTTACATGAAACAAATGATAATCTCTTTTTAGTTTTCTAGCAAAACTTCTTGGATCATCTCCGCTAAATTTTTCTATATTTTTTAATTGTCTTGTGCTAAGTGGGAATCCTTCTTTTTGTAGCTCTAACTTTCTAGCCTCTAAATACTCATCTGTGCCTTCAAAAATTTTAACTGCATTAGTTTCATAATTAGATCCATCTTCTTTCATTAGCACTTCATCTACAAATTTTTCCGCTTGCTCCTTTGCTGCTACAACATTTTGTTTTTTATTAGTAGTTATAGTTGCTTCTTCTTTTAATACTGCTTTTATTTTTTGTATGTTTGCTTGTACGACAGTAGCAGCTTTTTTGTTTCCTTTGACTTGTTTTATTAAGTCATTAACTAAATCACTTAATTTGCCTTCTGTTCCAACAAGTCTGTTGAATACAATTTCCCCCTGGAGTGATTCATCTCTTGCAGCTTTACTTGCATCAACATCAATAACATTTCCTGCATCTGTCAATGTTCCTGCTTTCTTTGTGTTTGCAGCAACTCCTAATGCGTTAATTTCTGACCTTAACTGCTGCCTGATTGCAATGCGTACATTAAGTTGCTTCTCGAAGTTAGATGTAATAAGCGTGTCATAGCCAAGAAGAGGTAGAGCGTTAGGATCTTTTACTTCAAATACGCTTGACTGTTTTGCTATTAATCCAGCCTCTGCTGTCTTAGCTGCACTCCAACCCTTTTTCTTTGCAGCTTTTGCCAGGTCAAACATTACCTGGTCTGGTGCATTGCTACTTCCTATTGCTACACCCATATCTTCTGTAAGTTTCCCTGTAGCAACCTGGTCAAATAATCCTGCTGGTAGCTTCGACAAAGGTATAGCTTTCTTCATAACTACACCGCTAGGGCTAATACCTTGCTGTACCATTTCTTCTACGCCCATCTTTGTCTCTCTAATTATTTTTGCTGCATCGACACCTGTACCATTACCTTCTGCAATATTTTGCATAGCACCTTTTACCCTTGCAGTTGCTGCATCTGGAGCATCAAGATACCTTACATTTACAGTTGGTATTTGATGACGCTTTGCTGCTGCTAATCTGTTATGCCCATTAACAACATAAGTTTTGCCGTCAGCTGGATCTCTCCATACACTTACAACACCAGCTAAATCAGTATTATATTTTGTTATTGCACCTAAAGATCCACTTTGTCCAGTTTTTGTTTGCCCTGCTTGTTTAAATTGAAACCTTTGTGGATTAACAGCAATTTCATTTACCCCAATAGTTGCAAGTTCTGAGCTAGGTACAGGCTGCAAATCTAAACTTTTTGTTTCGTCTATACCGCCTGTCGATTCAGATATAAATTTTTGCCTGGATGCTTTTACTTCTAAATTTTTTCTGGATTGTTCTAATTCATTTAATGAATCGTTAAACTCTATTTCGCTTTGATCTATACCATCTGTGTTAAGTTGCTGTCCGCTTGTGCCTGGAAAATCTTTTTCTTTCTGTATTCTATCTTGCTCTTGAATAATCTCTATAGCTTGCTCTGTTGCTGACTTCTTCTCTCTGCCTGTAAGTTTTACAATTTCTACATTTGCTGCTTCTTGATCTGTAAGTTCCTTTAAAGGATTTTTTATACCTCTGGCTTTGTTTGCTTTCTTAGCAACCTTTGCACCTTTAGTAAAATAATCCGCAATAGCGTCAAACATTATTAAGGTTTCTCTCTTACCGCCTCCTAGTTGCTCTAGTGAACCTCCTAATAATGGACCAGCTATAAGTGTGCCTACTACACCATTTTTTAATCTTGCTTCTGCTAACGTATCATCTTCTGTAACTGCAAACTCATTTAATAAATTTTTTAATTTTCCATCAGGTACACCACTAGCAAGCAAGTTAATCATATTGCCATCCCAGGGATCTTCTATAGCAAAGTCATTTATTGCACCAGGAAGCCAACCTTCTTGCGCACCTCGTATAAATCTACCTTGTATTCTATCTCCAAAACCTTTTATTCCAGGTGCTTTGCTTGCAAGTTTAGTTTTCATTCTTGTTTTGAATAAAGGCACTTGCGGTACTTTTACGCCTTTAGCTTTTAATCCTTTAGCAACTAATGCAAATTGACCTATCGAAGCCAGCAACCCACCAATCATGTGTTCTGCATTGTTCTGTGCAACATTGTCAAATGGTTTACCTAAAAAAGGTATGTCCGCATCTGGGCTATCAAAGGAAGTAGGTTGCATATTAAATGCTTTACCTATTACTCCTGGTTGATCCGAAGGGAATAATTCTTCTCTTCTTTCGTTAAATATTTTATTAAATTCTCTAGGAGATAAATCTGTACCATATTCATTTCGTATATCATCTATAGTTCTTGAACTTTTGAAAGTCTCTGTTGGGCCTGTTGGATCGTATGTAGCTATTTCATCGTAAACAGAATCATATAAATTTTGTACAAAATCTCTACCAGCTTGTCCAAATGTTCTGCCAATAGATGCACCTAAATCAAAATCTCCACCCTCCTGGAAACCTTCTTTTGGCTCTTTAGATATTGTTCCTTCTGGAGCAACGTAGCGAGTTTTCTTTTCTCCGTTCTCGTCTGTATATTCTTCAAAAGGCATGATTAGTTAGATAGTGAATTAAGAGCTTCTTGGGCAGCTGGCAAGTACTTTTTGTAAGCACCTGTTTTGTAAACTGTCCATGCACCGAAACCTTGCATATCATAGATATACTTGGCTGCCTGACCATTAACTATTGGATCGAACAGCTGCTCATTTGAGTCTAACGCAAGTTGGCCTCTGCGCTCCTCTCCCATCATAAATCCAGGTCGATCTAACATATTTATCTGCCATAATCCGTAGCTGTTATCATCTCCTTCTGTGTTATGTGCGTGTGGTCTACCACTAGATTCTGCCATTCCTATAGCTGCCATAATTACTGCTTCATCCTCTGTAAAATCAGAAGTAAGTGCAATCTTTAACATACTAGGAATTGTTTGTGTACCTTCGGGAGGGATGTAGTTATAAGGATTATTGTTAACTTCTCCTGCCATGACAGATCCACCAAGCAATAGTTCGACAGGGAGCATTGCAATTTTTTGTATAAAGCTAGGAGGTTTTGGTGTGTTGGTATTTATCTTTGAGTATTTTTTATTAAATCCATCAATGTCATTTATCATTGTTTCTGATAAGGGAATGTCATATTTAAATAATTGATTATTAAAAAATTGATATGGAGTTACACCATTGTATTTTTTTAATGCTCTCAACATTTTCTTAACGTCTTTGTCGATGCCATCTATTCCATTTGTATTCCAATCATCTAATAATTTTTCTAAATCTTCTCTAGGTAACATAGGTATTTCGCTTTTATACATAGTCACTAACTGTGTGGCTTCTTTGTTATCAATCTTTCCTTTTTGTTCTACGCCTATAAATCTATTTTTAAAGTCATCTATTGAGTCAAATGCCTTTGGTATTTCTCCGTCTAGGTTTTTAGATTGATACTTGCTGACTAAACCAAAATCAGTTTCCTGGAAGTATTTAGTAAGTTCTGTGTTAATAACTTGTGTGCTTTTATTATTTTTTAATCCTTCTTCTATTATTTTATTTGCACCATTCGTCATTTTTTGCTCTGCATTACTAAGTTCTAGTTGTTCTTCTAAAATAAATTCTGATCCTCCAGGAGAGTCAGAAGAATAGAAATAACCCTTATTTTTAGAACTAGCAAATTTATCTAGGTTTGTTTTAATAATGTCTGCTGCAAATTCTTGGTTTGGTTTTGCTACTTCACTAACAATAGTATTAGTTCTGTTTATTAGGTTCATACCAACATTTACATCTATTGCGCCAGATGCCATTAGCTTGTTGACTTTATCTCTAAAAGCAACTGCTTTTTGTGGATTAAGAAATACCTGTGTATATTCCCTGCCTAACTCTGTTGATAGTAATTTTCTTTCTGGTCCAAACAATAAACCATCACTTGTAACTATCTTTTTGTTTGCATAAGTTAATACGTCTTCTTGAAATCTAATAGGTACGTTAGCAATTATTTCGTTCTTTCTTTCTTCAAATGTTTGTTTTATTTTAGTTAGCTCTGTTTGTATTAAGTCAGAAGCAAATCCACCTTCTGTAGTTGCTGCTAATTCATCTATCTTTTTTAACTCAGGCAATATTTGTTCTGTAAACATTTTATCTATAGCATTGTTACCTTCCTGCACCTTTGTCGTTTTTTGTCGATTTCTAGCGTTAGTAAGTTCTGTGCTGTATTTGTATTTAGTATTAGCTTCCCAACCTTCTTCAAAACTTTTATGCCAAAGTAATTTTGAATTAATTATTTCTTTTCCAAAGGTAGGAGATTCCTTGTCGTTATCTATTATTAATCTATCTTCTTTCTTTCCTGTCATTATTTTTAGCCAGGGTTCAAATGCTTCATCTGGCTCTAGGAATACGCCTGTCTCTTGTCCTCTAATAAATAATGCTTGCTTCCATTGCGTAACTAATTTTTCTATAAATTTATCTCTTTCTTCTTTTGTTCTATATATTTGCATAAAGCGAGAATCATCTAATATTCCGTTAAGACCTTTTACTACATCATCTATATTATTTTTATCAAGATGTATCGCTGCATAACCATCTATTTGTACTAATGATTCTTTTTCATATACCTCTTTGTTATACGCTATAACTGCTTTTTCTTGTCTGTTTGTATCATTTGCATAGGCAGATAAAACAGTAGCAGATACTTCTCTACCTTCTTTTTCTGTCAAAGGTATTATTCCACCATTACCATCTCCATATACTGCATTTCTTCTCCATTCAAGATATGTAGGATCATCAGGCCTAAGTGAACTTAATGGTACTTCTATTCCATTTTTTATTACCATTGCACCACCAGCTTTACTAGATAAAGTTGCAGCATTAGATTGTATGTTTACTATTCTGTTTTGCGACTGTAAGTGAGGTATTAATATATTATTCCTAGAGTCTATGTAGTTAAGATTTTTCTCTGCTGCTTTCTTTTGTTCTATAGTTGACGCTTCATTCTCTACAATTTTTTGTAGGTTTTGCCTGGTATCTTGCAGTATTTCTACAGCTGACTTCTTGCTGCCAAAGTTTTGTAACGCAAGGCTTTTACTGTAATCTTTTGCCTTTGTATCTATCTGCTTCTGTCTTTTTACAAGCGTACCACTTAACTGTTGCAGCTGAGAGTTAAATTGACCAAGTGAGTTAGCTAGGTTTTGTAAGTCTTTTGAATTATCAAACCCTACACTCATGTCAGCAAATTGACCTAGCTGTAACTGAGGTGCGTTCATCCTCTCTACTTGCTGGTAAGTATCAACAATAGGAGCAGATACTTTTATTCCTGGAGCAGTAAGACCTTTAGTAGCAATAGTCGAGTCGACACCATACTGACTAAGCAACCTCCTTGATGTTTTACGGCTAGTGTCGCCTGTTGATTTGCCGAGAGAAAGTTTTGCCATTAGCTAGTAGCGATTGAATAGTTAACACCAGCATTTATTCCACCCATAATGCCAGCACCTATAGAGAATGGGCTTACGCTTACCTTCGGTCTAGGTACAGGTTTCATAGGATCAAGAATAGTTTTCTTAAGGTATGGAGATATACTTGCGATCCTACTTGCACGTTCTGATATAAACCCTCTTTTCTCTGATTGCACTCCAGCTGTAGCAAAAGCCAGGTTAGTGTCTGTATAGTAGTCGAACTTACCTAATTCTCTGTTTACATCTGCAAGTAAGTTAGCAACATTAAGACCTGATCTGCCTGTAGCAAGAATTTTACCCTCCTGTCTCTTAGCTTCTAAAGTTGCTTCTCTTGTTTCCTGGGCTGACTGCTGCTGTAACTGCCTAATCTTTTGGTTGGCATCATTCATCTTATTTGCTTCTGCTATCAATGCTAATTCCTCGTTCTGAAACATCTGCTCGTTTCTTAATGCTGCTTGGTTTTCTTCATACTGTCTTTGATTTTCAGCACGAAGCATATTGAAATCGTACTGAAACTGATCGCTCATATTTGCTGCTTCTATCTGTCTATTTTGTGCAGCTGTCTGAGCAATAGACTGACCTATGCTCATAATTCCGCTAAAGATACCAATAGCAACTGCGTTACACATAGTTAGATTTTTACAAATTCATAAAAAGGTCGACCTTCATACCCAAATGTTTCATGTTTTTTTATTATGGTAAACCCCATAAATGTTAACCACCTAAGATGTACTGTGTTTCGTGCATCTATGTAATTAAACAAAACAGGAAACTCTTTGTGTAATTTTTTTAATTCTATCCTAGATTGCCTTAAAAACTCACGTTTGTCTCTATTATCTTCAAGCATATTTTTACAGCCTAGCATCCATACCTGACCAGATTTGTTTGGTTGCTTAATTATTCCCCACATTCCCATAGGGTTTCCATGTCTACTAATCATAGTCATACAAGGATTGCTTGTAAAAAAACATTCAAACAATGACTGAACAGGAGATGTACCAGAATGTGCAAAACATTCTTCTATATCTTCCTGCCTCATGTGCGTTCCTACATAGGAAACATCATCAATCTTTGCTGGCCTCTGATGTGCCTTTATAATCTTGACGCTCGTTCTTGATACCATCCTTCCCACTCTGCTGACTGTACCCTACAGGGTAGCGGAGAATCACTAAACAGTACAATTTTTGCTTGTGTATTCTGTGCCATTACAGGCACTCTAAATTTACCTGTAGATAAAGAAGGCGTGCCTATAGGGAACTGACCACTACCAATCTTGTAACCATTAAAAGTATATGTAAGTTCATCTCTCTGTGCTGGTGTAACTTTGACACTAAAATTAGAAGTCTCGTCAAATATTAGACTCCATGTGCGTAGCTGCAACCTTGGTCCAGCGACTACAGCCAAGCCTCCACCTGGAGGAGTTTCTTTCAAGTATGGTGTAGAAAATTCGTAAGTCATATTATATGTTTCTCCTATAAAAAACTTTGCATTAGTTAAATCTCCAAGTACTGTCATAGTTCCATTACCACCTGTACCACCTGTCAAAGTTTCAGCCGTAGCTTTTATAACCTGTCCATGTCTAATAGTATTACTTGAATCAAACCTACCAACTACTGCCATCGTTCCTGTATTAGCCATAGGGTACGGCAAGGTAATTACAGTTTGCACTCCTAATGCGCCTGAGTTTATAAGAGATGTTGAGCAAGCAGCCTCTGTAGTTTTTCTATCTAGCAGTATCTCAAACTCTGTACCACTATCTACAGTCTCAGGTCTTAGCTGTGTCTTTTCTAAATAAACGCCATCTGAATATTCAACACAAGTATATAAATCACTATCCAAAACATTGCCACCTAATAGTGTTTTGTTTGCAGCCACCTCCCAATATGACCAGGATGACTGTAGTTTCTGGTCATCGTCAAAGAAGAATTTGTATAGATATATTCTGCGTGGCTCATCTTTGCTAATCATTGTTATAACTTCTTCTGACACGGAAGGAGACATACTAATTAAATTATCAGGAACAAACCTAGGTACAGAAGATGTTACTTCTTCTGATAATGGTATTGGTCCACTAGCATCAGGCAAGAAGTATTCACGCAAACCATTAAAATTTCCTTTCGGTATTCCAAAGTAAACTGTACGACCTACACCAATGGGGTCAACTGTATCGACAATATCAAATGTAGTTATAGCTGTTATCGTTGCAGTTTTTTGCGTAAGAGATGTGCCTATAGTTGTAGTTCCTGTGTCTAGCCTAAATTGACCATGCAAACTAAAGAGCAATAATGTATTAGCAAACGCTAGGCTACTGTTTAAAAAGTTAACTGAAGTACCACCAGAACTAATATCAATAGGGTCAGAGTCCAGGGCTGTCTGCACTGTTTCTGGAAAAAATCTTTCAAAGGCATCTGCTGCTGATAGTATTACGTTTTCATCCGCTAAAAATACAAGTCTATTTCTAAACAGGTTAATGTTTTTTATTTTGCTACCTACAAATGTAGGGTCAGGTGCAGTTGAATAATCTCCTGCTATGCGCCCTGTGTAATTAAACTGACTAAAAGTAAATGTGCCGTTAGCATTTCTAACTAACGTATGTGGCATTGTTGACTTATCTAACTGAAAATTTATATTCGGTGCAACAGTTTCTCTCCACACTCCTGCGCCAAAACCACTTCCAGCTGTAGCGTCAAACTTAACATAATAATCATCAAAGGCTGTGGTTGCTGAACCTTGTATTTTTACTGTGAAATTATGTTCTGCAATAGTAGGCAAGTCAGTAATACTGTTAACAGTTCCCTTAATTGCTGACGTTGCAGTTGCCGTTTTTGTGTCGCTACTTTCTAATGTGTAGTCTCCACCATCATCTTTTGTAATTCTAATTATGTAATCAGTATTAGTAACAGTAAAGCCAGAGATAGTATTTAGTTGCGTAGCTAAGTCATTAGCAATAGTTACAGTATCAGGCGCAGAACCAGAAGAGTTGCCAGTAGTTACACTCTTTTCTGTGCCGTTAAGATTAACTCTATAGGTAGTAGAAAAGTCAGCAGATTTTATAAACACCATTGACTTCGTACCCCAGTTATAAGAGTTAGTACTTGTGTCCATAAGAACAGTTTTCTCTCTGTTAACTATGAATGTAAAGTCAGCGATAGAGGCGACTCTAAATGTAGAGCTAGGTTCTCCTGTAATATCTAAATAACCAGTGCCGTCAGGTGTGGCTACTGTCTGGGCATTACCATCTAAATCAAATACTTTTATAGCGTTATCTTGTATAAAAATTAAATACCTTATAGTTCCATCCCTATCAACAATATGTGTGAATGGCCTACCTGACCCTGCTGACCCTGCAAACATTTTCTTTATATGCTGCATTGGTGGCCTTTTCTTTAAACCTTCAACAGGGCTAGGCATACAGTTAATTACTTCTTCTGCCTGTGATGCCAGGCGTAACGCTGCTGGTTGCTGACTTACTCCGTTGATAAGGTTAGGAATAGAACTACTAATTAGTGGCATAGTTAACGCTCAAGTGTGCGAGAAGGAATGTAAGTATTGATAGGGCTAGTTCTATTTAAATTACCTCGCAACATACTATGTTCTGTCTTGCTAGTCTCTTCCTCCAGGAACGCACTACGAGCCTCCAGTTCTTGTGTAAGATTCAACTTAGTTAGATCAGAAGATCCAATAATCGCTTCCTGTAATTGCCTTCCTGCTTTAATAGTTATATATTGCCTTGCGTGTTCGGGGAGTAAATCCCACTCAAGAATGGTTGTCATATCAACTATTAAATCTTCGTCAAATGTATATCTATTATTTCTTCTGTCGTATAACTTGTCTCCTCGTTGCACTACATCTATGTCTGGGTATTCCAAATTATCAACTACAACTCGACTTACATTACTCGATAACTCTATCTCGTTAGATGAGTTGCGTTCTAAAGTTTTTTCTAAGTCTGTATTAAACGACCAACCTTCTGTTTGCAATGTCCTACTTACATCATTAAGAGAATCCTCTGCTTGTTTTGCTAAACCAAACTGACCTTGCAAACTATTAACAGGCGCTTCCCCAAGCATTTGCAAAACTCTGTTTACTGCTTCTAGAAAACTGGTGCGATTAAGTGCCATTACTTCTTCTTCCTTTTCTTAGCGGTCTTTGCTGCGCGCTTAAAGTTGGCAGCAGTAGGTGCGCCTTTAGTTCCAGGCTTACGCATCTTCTCTCCACTACCAGCTTTTATTCTCTTACGCTTTGCGTGAATGTTTGCGTAGAGTCCTCTCTTTTTTGCCATAGTTAACACTTCCATTTGCGAAGGGCTTTATTGATCCTACTGTTAGGATCTCTAGCTGTTTTACTAGATGTTCTTTTCTTCTTCATACCTTTCATCCTGGCACAAAAAGATTTTTTTCTTTTGCCTCCTCCAGGTTGCGGTGCTTTCAGATTAGAACCTGTTTCTTTGTTGTACTTTTTTCTACCAGCAGCTGTCAAGCCACCTGATCTGCTCTTATGCTTGCCCATCTTTAGGCGAACATTTTTCTTTTGAGCCATTACTTTTTCTTTTTCTTT